AGTAGTCATCTTAAGAATATTTCTTCTCACCCATTCATTAGAATAGTACTTGCCGATATACTCTTGCATCTCTCCGACTAATGCAATTCTGTCTCGCAACATTTCTGCATTCTTTATTTCTGTGTAGTATGAATCCTGAGTGAAGTCAAATATAATATCCTGACTCATCTCTTTCCATTCATCTATACTGATAAACCCTTTGAGTATAAGTTGCTTCTTCAGCAAGTCAGCGAATAAATCTGAAAATTTATCTCGCAGTCGAATTATGAATCTGTTAAACTTGTATTCATCTCTAGATATCTCTTGGGCTCTTCCCAACTGCATAGTGTTCTCTGGTTCTAATCTTGAGATAGGAACATTCAGAGATTTATATAATTTCTTGAGGAAGTAATTGACATCATCCATCTCACCCAGATTCGTACCACCAGGCAATGTTTCAATCTCTGTCCCTCGACCACCTTCTCTACGAGGAAACCAATAATCCTCTAACATTGATAGATGTTTTCTATCGTCTCTGACTTCACCAGTAGTTCCATCGTAGACAATCTTATTCTTGTGTTTGGTCATTATTTCAGAAAGGTATTGTTCTGCTTTCTGTTTCGGTAAGTTACCAACATCAATATAGAACACTCTTCTTTCTGGTGCTCTTGTCCATCTGTAAATAACAACTGAGTCTTCTACCAGTTTTAACTGATTAAGAGGTTTAATTGCTTTGTGAAGATGACTTACTACATAGTTTCTTCGCCCATCCTTAAGTCCTGATGTGACATGACAAATAGAATCGACTGTAATCGGCAGGCCAGAGACACCTTCGGAATTTACAATCCCTTTATTATTGTAGATGTAGTATTCTTCTTGATTAGAAACTATCCCAGCAGTGTTTACCGGATCTTGTGGTGACACTTTATCTTTTTTGACCTGTTTTACTTTTTTAATTTTACGAGGATCGATATTGCGAAGTTCTCTAATGCCTTCTTTTGGTTTAGAATCATTTATAATAATATGATAGAATAGTCTTCCATCAACGTACCAATTACGGAAAATGTCGTATCCTCTTTCTTTGAACTTGAGAAGTTTTAGAATATTATTAAATTCCTCTTCGATAGTTTTTTGAAGAGAAGCACTCTTGATATTTTTTGTGTGAATTTTGACAGGATATTCGATAGTGTCATGGACTATCGCTTCTGAAGTGATATCGTCAACGGCAATCTCCACTTCTGGATGCATCACCATTTCACGATATTTGTTTATAAGTTCTGAGTCTGACTTAGCATTATTTTCCAATTCTAAGTAGGTTCCGGAGAACCCACTCTGAATTGTTAATGCACCGTCATCGGTTTGATCTTCTCTAGGGACGAAGGAACGAACAGGTTTGTTGTCCTCCGAATTCCTAGATATATTGAAACCAAAAAGTTTAATCGCCATTTAATATCACCTTAAATCTACACAACTATTTATAATGAAAAAATAGTTGCGTAAATTATAGGGTATTAGATGCTTACGCTAACTTGAACTCCTCCAGCGGCTTCTTCATGCAACCAGTAGTCATATGCAAATGTGCAAGTAAACTCTTCGATCTGGTCATTTGAATCCCACGCAAGTTCTACCGCGCCAAGTTCTGTTGGGAAAATTCCAACAAACTTATATGTCGCGATAACAGAACCGTCTTTTCCATAATGAACGACTTTAGAATCTCTATTCTTGTAAGTAGTTTGATTGTTAAACTGCAAGTTTGATGCGTGATCGTTTATTCCGCCCATCCAGTTTTCCAATGAAGTTCTTACTGAGAAATCTTCGTCATTGAGAATAGTCACAGTCCAAGGTTCGAATGTTCTATTTCCGGCAACTCTTACTTGTCTGCCAAAATAAGGAACATCGATTGCAGGAATTGTTGATGCCGGCAACTGAGCAGCTCTACAGTGAAACTTAAAAACTTGATCTGCAGAACCATCAATAGGATTACCTACTTCTACTTCAAACAGATTGGGTCTTGCTCCACCGTTTCTCAGATTTGATTTGAATGATGCGATATCAAACGCCATTGTTTTCTCCTAAATTTTAACTATATTTATAACGATTACTATACAGATCCAACAATTTCTTCAAAATCTGTTCCAGTTCTTGTAGCAACAAAGTTTAACTGGATGAAGTTGATAGACCTAGCAGGTTTGATGAATATGTCACCGACAAACTCATTACTGTCAACAACTTGAGCAGTATTATTTGTTGAGTCACAAACAACCTTAAAGTCAAATATACCTCTACGACCCTTTACTTCTCTTAGGAAAGGTTCGACCAGAGATACAAATTGCGAACGTGTGAATTCATCATTCATTTCGAACAAAGTAAACTTAGATGCTGTTGCAATAGTCTTCTCTAGAACAATAAACAATCTTCTTACATTGATTCTGTCAAAGGCACTTGGTTTTGTAGTGAACGTCTTGTCACCATAAAGAACTGTACCTTGGCCTGGGAATGTAACAATAGGATTCAGAGCCTTTCTATAAAGATCATCTCGGTTTGCCTTTGTTTGTGTCCAAGCAGTCTTAACAACATTCTTGATAACTCCACGGTTGAAACCAGCAGGAGAGAACCAAGGATCTCTTTCACTATCAGTTCTTGCCATAAGACCAGCGATGTCTCCGTTTAGGGGAACCCAGCGATACTTATCGTTATACTTATCGTATTGGTACTTGTAGTTCGAATCTACAAATGCGTAGTTACTGTTACTTGTCATCGTAGAAGTGAAGTAACTAATTACGGCAGCTGACGGATCCGAAGAAGCACAATCTGCATATCTTGCAGAAATCAAAGCAACCGCATCTCTGCGAGATGCTGCGACATTATCGATGATGTGAGCCTGAACTGTATTACCCGCAGTAATATCTCCCCACTCTCCAGACATGATCAAAGCAACGTCTGTTGTTTCCGCATCTTCAAATACGCTGTAACCAGAAATTGCTTGCCCAGCAGTAGGAACAGAACCTTCTGCTCCGCCAGAAAATTCGACATATACCATTGAGCTTAATGATGAGAATGTAGTTCCTAGAGATGATGTTCCCCAGTTTGTACCTTCTGATGTATGATTTACTGCAAAAATATAGTTTGAATATTCATTCACATAATCGACATAGTAGATATTTGTTCCGTCTTCCATTTTTCCATCAGACGCCTTTGATAGGAATGAAAATTTCTCTACAACTTTATCAGTTCCCGACTCAGAAGAACATACGAGAATATGAAGTTCTCCCGCTGTCGGAGCTCCAGCAAATTCGTTTTGGAAACTTGAGGATAAGTCCGTAAATGTTCCTGCATCAACCATGTAAACCTTTAAGAAGTTTCCATGAGGGCCCGGAGTTCTTGCAACAAACTCAGCACCGCCAGCCTGACCAGAACCAAAAGAAACATCTGCTGAGGTTCCGACTAATTCTGGAGTATACGCGAAAGATGTTACTGTTGGGCCCTTAACTGTGATTGTAATATCGCTTGTTGGGGCAGTAGTAAAATCAATTACTTGTCCGATGACCGTAAAATCCGCACCGATACTAAATCCATCAACTTCTACAGTATCATTTGATCCAATTGTTTGAGAAACCTCAAACTTACTACGAGCAGGGATGTCTACAAGGATTGTTCCGGTAGGAGCAGATCCGAATGTTAAGGTTGTACCGTCAACAACAAAGTCAGTTGTTGCGGATCCATCTACTGTAACTGTCAGAGTTTCGTCGTATGTAACTCTTGACAAAGTAAATGTGGTATCAAAACCATTTCCTGTATGCGTTTCTCCAGAAACTGCTGTGACCGCAGTTCCAGTTTCAGTCGCAAGAGTAGGAGTCGTTGTGGTTGGAACACCAGCAACAGCACTCAGAGCACCGCTGCCGACAACTCTAGAAACTTGCAAGTTTCCAGCATACGCTAAGAAATTCGCGGCAGTGTAGAAAGATTTATAGTTTTGGTCTGTTGGTTTACCAAAAACTTGCGCCAATTCAGTTTCACTAGAAACCGTAACTATCTCCCCTACTGGGCCTTTAGCAAACTGACCCACCAACGCACCAACGGATACCGCGGCCGCCGGAGTGGTAGTAGTTAGGTCTACTTCTGATACATTAACGCCGGGACTTACTTGAAATGGCATTTTATCATCTCCTTAAATTGATTATAAACTCATTAGTTTAAGTGTATTCTTCTTTGATTAATATTTATAAAAAAAGGGTTTTTTAATAATCTCAAAGACTATTTTCGACAACCTGCCAGACTTGACCTTCGTCGTCTGAAAAATTCTCAAATTCTGCACCATCTTGGATGTACCCAAACGGCGTCATATTCTCTTCCAACATACGAATTCTTTCTTCGTAAATCTCTCTTCTAGTGTCCAAATCGGACAGTTCCTTGAAGTATGGATCCGTGACCATCCAGCAGAATAAAATCAAGGTATCTACCATGTCATCGGTTCTGCCGTTCTCTGCTTCGTATTTGTGACCTTTCGAAACAAAAGTTGTCAATTCGTTTATAGTGTCGAAGTCCTTGATTATCATCTTGTCTTCTTCGACCAAACTTTTCATATTAAAACAACCAATCTTCTTCGTAGCCTTAGTTGTTCTGATTCCCATCGTAAACGCTTTACCGAAACCAGAACTAATCGACTGACCTTTACGAGTATCATTGTGAATAGAAATAATATTTTCGTACTCAAGCTCATGATATAAAATATCACTAACCTGTTGTCCTACGTCATTAATCTCCACTAGTATATACGCATTATTATACTGGACTGCAATTCCCTTTATCAGTGTAGGATATACCATAGGAGGCATTTCGTTGGATCTGAATGTTGCTACCTGTTTATATGGAACTTCTGAGGCATCAAATACCGATAACGCAGAGTAATCCTGACCTCTTCCCCTACTCACATCTACAGTAATAAAGTATGTACTTGTTTCTTTTGGCTCCTCATATATTTTTACAGTTCCATTACGAGTCATCTTTATGGGAGAATTATAAGAAAGATTTTTTAACTTCGCAGTATTAATAAGAGTATTGGTACTACCTAAAAACTCAGTCTCAAACTCCTGGCGAAATTGTTCTTCAGAAGTATTCTTAATCGTTTCTTCTTTCCATTTTTCATCCCGGCCGGGAACCTCCGACCAATGAACTTCTATAGATTTATAAGAATTAGTATTTTGAACTGAATCATTCCAGAGTTTGTAAAAATGATTCATACCTTGTGGAGTAGATACAATAATAACTTTAGTAGAAGCACCAGATGAAATTGTAGGATACACCGAATTAAAAAACTCTTCTGCAATTTCATTTGGTACGAACGCAAATTCGTCTAGGAATAGAATGTTAAATGATCCACCTCTTATAGCAGAGGATGATGTTGCAGCTGCAAGTATCTTTGCACCGTTTTCTAATTCTATGTTAGTCTTGTTCCAGACCAATACTCCCTGTTGCAACCAAAGAGGAAGATTCTCATATGCCCTCTGAAGTCTACTGAGAAGTTCTCTAGCAGTTGCAAGCTTGTTTGCAAGAAGAGCAACAGATACATCTTTATTAAAGAGTATATAATGAAGGAAGAATGCGATACAAGTGATAGACTTTCCTGACTGTCTCCCAATTTTGCATATAGTAAATCTTTCCTCGTGGAAAGTTTGAATCATATTTTCTTGAAATGGATATAATTCAAAAGGAACTAGTCCAACATCTAGGTTTACAATCTTCATATATTTCTTGATGAAATACACTGGATTCTCTAGACACTTAACATATTCCTGTGCTTGTTCTTGAGTCCATTGAATCTCAACCCCTGCGTTTTTTAGGTTGGGATTATTTAAATAGATATCACTCATGATCTATGACTCGGTTCTTTCCTTTAATAACTTCTAATAGGTCATTAGTGTTTCCAACAAAGACTGCGTTGTTGTTCACCACTTTACTTGGCCCACCTTCTTTTGTGTTCTGTATCTTATTCATAGTAACTTGAAGTTCAATGAGGTCTTTTGTGAGATCCCCAGTAGTTTTCATCAATTGACCTACCACTTCGTATGCTCTTGGATGTTCGCTCTGTTTCGCAAGTTCAATGAGATTATTGAGAGTGTCCTGACCCTTCTCTACCAAGTCGTGCAGATTGTGGCGATGAAAATCATAATCATTCTCTATATCTTTTTGGCGTTGTTCGTTTTTTTCTTCTTGATACTCTTGTATATCATTATTAGCTTTCACAACTAACTCTTGAGATGTTTCCTTTATCTCATTTTCAATTCCAAGAAAGTCATTAAGTCTTTCGTCTACACTTTTAGTCTTCATTATTAAACTCTGTTATACTTTGGCTAAATCCATAATCATCAAGTTCTGTGGCAGTAGTAGGATCTACTTCATACTCTTGTTGAGAAAAATCTCTGTTTGTATCTATATTGACAATCTTCGCAGTTGACTTCTTGATTGTCTTTCTGTTGTCATGAGAACCATACAGATATCCTTTTAGAGTGAAACCTAAAGTCCACTCTAAAACTCTTCTTGTTTGATAATCTCCTTCATATGTATCCTGTACATCTACTGAATCTAATATGACAGGAGTATCTCTCACTATATCTAATTCATCTACTTCCTTTATAGGCACAATAAAAGATGGAGTAAAGAAAGGAAGTATCTGTTCTAATATCTGAGTACCGTCTTCTGCATTCTTTACTAATAAAGAAAGAGTAACTGATATGTCCCAAGGAACTGGATTATAAACGAATGTTTTGTTTCCCTCTGTAGTATGCGCCCCAGTATATCCTGACATCTTGGGAAGTTTTCTTCCTGAGTCATAACTGATACCAGATATCTCAAAACTCATTCTAGGTAGGACTACTGCGACATCACTACTCTCTGCGTTAATTCTAGAGATATACTTTTGAGCAGGCCCATAAGATAGAGGCACTCTTATAATGCTCGTGACAACTCCAGAAGAATTTTTTCTCTGGATATCGATATCATCAAAGAGAGAACCAAATGCTATAATATAGTTCCTCAGAGTTCCTCTATATTGTGGGGTTATGCCTAACATTAGTAACTCTCACTGAATGGGTTGGTGACTGAGAAGTCAATAACAGAGTCAGTAGTTCCAGAGAAATCTGATCCCCCACTATTATCTACTACATTCTCAGTTGTTTCTATATAAGTTATTTGTTGTGTCGCACCTAAGAGATACTCTGCTGCCGAGGTTGCACCGATTGTATTTGTATTCTGTGCGAATGTTCCGGTAAGCGAACCAACTCTCAGAACATTAGTTCCGGAGTTCCAAGAGATTACTTCTCCAGTGGCGGTTGCGTTTGCAAGATCTGCTCCCTGATAGATAGTCTCACCTACAGAGAATTCCCCAGTTCCAGTTCCAAAAGTCAAGTCCACACTGAACGATGTATTCTCAGTTCCAATATCATCTATCTCTGCAACACCAGTATCGAATGACTCATGTGAGTATTCGAAGAGCTCTGTTGTCAATCTGAATACATACATTTTGCCAAGCTGATAGAATGGCACTTCATCTTCAACAAATTGAATCTCGAAACACCTATCAACTAAAGGAAAGTATATTAAGTCTCCAGATAGAGGAATTGTTTTGCTGGTTGCTTCTGTGAATCTTTTCTTTGATACGATAACATTTAGCTGGTCTCGTACTTCAAGACCAAACTTAGAAAGGAAGTCTCCTTCGCCAGCAAATCCATCTGTATCTTCTATATGCATCTCTATCAGATATGCAGTATTGAATTCACTTAGAGTTGCTTCGTTGAATACAGTATCAGAGTTTACTTCAGTTCTTTCTATATAATAGAAGTCTTGACCGTGAATCTGAATAGACTCAACGACCAAATCTTCCAAAAGATTTTGTTCAGATGCAAAGTTTGTCTGATTAAAATATTGATTGACCGCCATGTTAACCTACCAAGAAATCTACAGGTAATTCGTAGTTAGTAGACATCTCTTCCTCAAGTTGAGTTATCTCTTGGTTTGCTTCGTCCAAGATTCTAGATCCACTAAACGTCATGCCGCCAGGCATTTGAATTCCTTCGTATTTCGATAGATTCTCTCCCCATTGCTTCTTTATAAGTGCAGTCGCATATCTCTTCAACCATCTGTCATTCCAAACATCCGTATAAGTATCCGGATCCAATACACGATATACTTCCACAATTAGATATTCGTCAACCTCTAGGCTTTCCTCCCAATCAATATCTAAGAACAATCGATTCTGGTGTCGATTAAATCTAATCGGCACCCTTCCTGTGATCATATCATTAACTAACTGAAGATGTGACTGTGTGAGTTCATAAGTCAACAACTCCATACTTTTAAGATCATAAATTTCATTTAGATGCATTTGATAACGAACATCAAAGAAACTTTTAGAATATCCGTCTGTCTTATCAAATAACGGTAGAACTCTTTTGACACCAATAATCGCATCATTGAGTTCGATGTATCCGTTTGTGATATTATCCTGAGTGACTTGATGTTTTAGATAAACCTTTTCTACCGCATCATAGTGATAGTCGCGATAGTGCTCAAACGCATCATCAACACGATCATCTACTTGTTCATCGGCTATGTTTATCTGGATTACGGGTTTGCCCAATTTTCTGAGACAGTATTCTTTGAATTCACTTCTGCTGGTTATTGCAGGCATACTAATACTCCTATTCTATAAGAGTATTTATATTTTTAGGATTTCCTTCTTTTTCTTGGTTTGTAAAAAGGAAACTTAATAACCTCTGAGTCTAGGTTTATTTGATGTTTTTCGAAGGTTTCTTCGTTGAGATCTATCTTCTCTATACGAGCATTGACAGGAAATTCTTCCATAGGAAACTCTTTCATTCTTTGGAAAAACATACCTTCAATATTAAACTCAAGATCTGGATCCTCTTCAAATAGTATATTTTGTCTCTCAGAGAAATATGATACATTATTACCAAGGCACACCGGATAGAATCGTTGGTTCTTATAATTAGAAGAGTATGTATAATGATCTAACTTGGTATACTTAGAGCTCTGATTGTCGTATAAGAATATTTCGTTATTTGAGTTGATAGATACTTCATAATCTCCAAAGAAGAACTTCTTATCTTTGAATGCAAATCTGGGGATAGACACATCAAAGATACATATGCCAAGATTGGTGTTGATAACCAGAGAAATTTTATTTTCTTCCTTAGTTCCTATCTCTACATTCTTGATGATCTTGTTTCTCAATTTAATCTTTCTTGCGGATTGGAAATTATTAGAAACAATTATGATTTCACTTTGAGTGATAAAGAAGTTGTAATAGCTCTTTCCAAAGATTGCAGTCTTTGATTCCACCAGAGAATCTATTTTAAGACTGGAAGAATTAATCCAAGCTTTCTTTCTTGCGTGACTATAGTTGAGAAGTGATATGGTATTGTTGAATACTATCGGAAAAGTATTTGTCTTTTGTTTCTCTTGAAAAAAAGTTCCAAATGTGTTAGTATTGCGAGTTCTGTATTTGTACTCTATCTTGTCATTTGGAGAATAGAAAAAAAGAGATTCTTTTTTGTTTCCAATACAGAACCCCCCTTTGTTATCATAGTTAAGGGAGAATGCAAAATTATTATCAACCTTGATGGGAAAGTTACATTCATATTTCGATGTTAACTTCTCGCCATCAAGGTTGTAATAATCATCCAAGTAGTTTATCGAGTCTTCACTCAGCGTCAATTCTTTCATAAAGAATATTTATATTGTATTATTTAAGTGTTTGCGGGATAAAGGCGAATTCTTTCATTAGAGCCTGAGCCAACCGCAAAAGTACCATTTTCAGTAATTGCAAGCGATGGGTTATTCCCTATATCCTGTTCAGTATGTTCTATTTGTTGAGTGCTTATTGTCATCACAGAGAAATCTTTTCTGTAGCTGCTATTCGCTTCATAAACAAAGTTAGAATAGAGTAAAACTAGAAACTGATGTTGCAACATTAACTGAGTCATCTGCAGAAAAAGTTAAATCGAAAGTGGCAGCATTTGATGCGTGTGGAGTCACAGTGAACACATTATCTGTCTGATCTACTGTAGTTCCATTTAGTGCGCCAGAAGTTACTGAATGCGAAAACGATATAGGGTCATTCTCTGGGTCTACTGCAGTCAATGTGATAACTGTAGCGGTTCCGTCTGTCGCAAGAGTATATGTCGCATCGTTTCCCGTTACTGTTGGTGCAGTATTAATCAACGCAGTTGCATACCAACCGTCTGCAGTTCTAATATATAATTTATTATTAGACTGAACGACTGCTTGATCGCCGGGACTTGCGACAGTAGGAAGATCTCCTACTGTCGCAACAACTTGAAGTGCAGAAGAAGTTGGCGAAGTGTAGGAAACAACACCACTGTCATACGACAAATCTCCAGAGACACTTATTGCTGGTTGAACATTTGCTGCCTTGAGAAACTTATTTCCACCTTCTGTTAAATTATCTGCATTGCTGACTCTACCCATATCTGCAGCACCAGTTCTCAACTCTTTAAGTCCTTCTGACATTTCTACTAGTTCATCTATAGATGCAGCAGGAATCGCAGCAGCCATCTGAGTATCAATATCAGATTCTACTTCTGCATCATCGACAAGACCAACAAAACTAGCAGACTTAGCGAGTCTTCCTAGATCTCTCGGTGTCTGACCAGCTTGGACTTGGTTTCTAATGCTAGTCTTCATGATAGTCTTTGAGTTTTCTAAA